AGTAATATTATGTATGGTGTTATCGATTTAAATAAATCACACGAAGAGGGTTCTGAACAGTTTATTTGTTTCATTGCACACCCTATGAAATGTGGTGGAACTACATTGATGACCGAATTAAGAAAACATAAAGAACTTAGAGTAATAAACTTAATTCCAGAATGTGACCATTATACACCAGCAGAAATTTTTAATATGATACCTAAGTTTTGGGGTCCTTGGAAACATTTGCCTATCTACTGTATAACTCGACACCCTTATGAAAGATTTAAATCACAGTTATCCTTTATACCTATAATCATGTTATATGGTAAAAGACCAGAAAGATTTTTCGAAAAGACTCCACACCAACTATCAGGTTCTACATTGTTTTGTCCTCAATGGAAATATATGAGTTGGAAAGGAAAGAGACTGGAGAATCTTAAACAAATTAAACTAGAAGATGTCACTGGTACTACAATTGATATTGAGGGGTTTAAGGTAGACATGTCTAATCATCTTAACACCAAAGAGTGGGCATCAGACCAAGTGAACCACAAACTTAGTGATGCAGATACTTTATCTAAATTAATTTTTGGAGAACACACAAAAGAATACATACATAAATCTTACCCTAACGACTTTGAAAACATAGGATACTATAAATGATGATACTTGAAAGAAAGACATACATCAAACAAGACGGTGAATGGATTAATGACAAGTCGTGGTTCTTAGAGTATGAGACATACGAATACACAACCGAAAATGTTCAACTTGTTATCAAACTAATTCAGAACGCACTAGAACCAAAGTTTCTATCAACACAATATCGCGAAGAGAACAAGACCAATCCACTATATGGTCACTGTTATCATTCGACCCAAGCAATGTCTTACTTCATGAACACAGACAAACTCGTCAGTATGTCTGGTGTAGACGAGCTAGGTAATACACATTGGTGGTTGCAAGATGGTGATACTATTGTCGATGTGACTGGTGAACAGTATGATTCGATGTCTTGTGACCCACCATATGACATTGGTAAACCGACGAAGTGGTATGGTTGGAAGAATAGACCACATAAAAGGTCTATGACTTTAATGCAAAAAATTCAAGAAAGTTCTTCCCTTTATCAAACATAGGATACTATAAATAATACTATGACTACAGAATATAACGATTTCGGTTTTACCGCTTTGGATGCAGATGAACTTGCGGCCATTGATACAAAGATAATTGAGAAGACTACAACTGCAACGGATGTAATTAATAAACTTGATAACTTTGTAAGACCACTGTTGGAGAATCTTGCAAAGGATTCAGATAAGGATTATATCTACTGGCCAAATAGAGTGGATATCATCAACAAGAAACTAAAAGAATTAGACGAAATTCAAAAAAGTTTATAAAACCCCTTTACATTACCCTCCACTTTTTAGTATACTAGACACTGTTAAATAATAAACAGAGGAGTTTAGCATGGACGAAACAACAATGAAGTTGGTCAAACTAGGTCGTGAAATGATTACACAAGCAGAAGAGAACAAAGTCTTTGCTAAAGATGATGCAAAGTGGAATACTTGTGTCGTTGCCGGCAATCGACTTACAACTATAGGAACTACATACGGTATACAGAGTGTTAAAGACCTGAAGACCAATGAACGAGAGGTTGTTTTAGAGTTCTTAGATTTAAATGAGGGTTTACTTGCATGAGAGTATTAGTAGAATCATACGGAGACATTAAAATCTTTTCTGATAGACCATTCGGTTATAAGAGATACTATGTTCAATGGGAAGACGGAACAGAATCAATGTTTAGTGGTCTTTGGTATACTGAAAAGAAAGTTAAATCGGTTGTAGAAGACCATATCAGAAGTATACCCCTATGAAAGACCCATTCGAAGAAATACGACCTGCATTCACAGTTCTTATAATTGCAGTATTGATTGTAATTATTTTATTCTAGGCGTTGACAATGCGTATCACTTTTTGATACCATATACCTATAATGAAAAAAGGAGATAATATGAAAGACTTAAATGAATATGTAAACCAACTCTGTGAAGATTTGACACAACTTAAAAATACTAGGTGGTCTCATTGTGCAGAAGATGGTGCCTATTATGGGGTCAAAGAAGGTCGTAAGTATATTAAGATAGTTTCTTATGACGATTCAAATGGTGGTGGTGCTTCAGTATGGGGTTTCATCAACAAAGCAAATCCAAATTTCAAAGAGGGAGATGTTCTTCTCTCTGCTGGGTGGAATTCACCTGCTCTTAATAAAGCAAGAGGTAATCTAATAGAGGGTTATCCTGTTCTTAACATGGGTGATAGATTCATGTACGGACCTGGTTATTGTTCAGGTGCAATTGCAGGAACACCAAGAGACGGAGGGTTTGTTTAAGATGGATAACTTATACGATATCAAATATGCCAATCTTCCTATGGCAGTCAGGAACCACAAATTCGTTTTAGACTTTCTAAAGAATAATCCTTCGAGGATTAGGTACAGAGGCAAATCAATTCCAGGTGTTTATAAGAGAGCATCTTTACATTGCATCAAAGAGTATGCAACAACATTTACAATTTATCCACGATAGGGCTTGACAATGCGTATCACTTTTTGATACCATATACCTATAGTGAAAAAAGGAGACTTAATATGATAATAAAAGATTACGAAGTATGTTCTCCTGATATGACATCAGGTGGGACTTCATTGCAAGGATATAAGACAACAACCTATGACAGGTTGTGTCAAGTTTTAGGTCCACCAACATTCACAAGTGCAGACCCATATGATAAGGTCAATTGTGAGTGGTACTTAGATACTAAATGGTATGATGCAAATACTGTTGATGAGATTGACTATGACGACTGGAACTATGAGACAGTCACAATTTATAATTGGAAAGACGGTAGAATTCCTACTGAAGAGTATCAATGGCATGTTGGTGGTAAATCAATATGGGCAACAGATGTTGTTGACATGATACTTGATAATTTCAATAGAAACGGTGAGAACCACAACGGAGAAAGATATGTCGCTTAATTACGAAAGTGCAAAATTAATTGCACAACAAACGGATGGTAAATTATCAGCAGATGATGTTATCAATCTAGCAACTTACGGAACAACCAATGCACAAGATATGAATCCTTTTCAAGGTGACATGTTTGAAGATGCATGTATGTGTGGGGTCAAAGATTGTCCTGATGCATATGCACATATGACGAGTGGGTGTTAATATGGAAATAGGATTTTTAGGAGGCACCTTACTAATGATTATTATGTTTAGTATGGTTTTTGTGGGGTTGCATATCAACAAACCTTTTCCATGGGAGAAAGACGATGAGTGAATCTTATAGAGCATTTTTAGTTGGCATGGGATTCGGTGCATTACTGATGTTTATCATGTTATTACCGAGTCTTGTTCATGCGTCAGACGAAAACGGTGAGGCAGTTTGTCTTGCAAAAAACATTTACTTCGAGGCAGGTAATCAACCACTTGCAGGTAAAGTTGCAGTTGCACAAGTTGTATTCAATCGTATGGAACATTCTGCATATCCAAAAGATATTTGTGGTGTTGTATACGATGCAAAATATAGAGAGAACTGGAAAGGCAATATGATTCCGATTAGGAATCAATGTCAGTTTAGTTGGTTCTGTGATGGTAAGTCAGATGAACCTTTAGACACTGATACATTCTTTGAATCGTATCTCATTGCACAAGATGTAATTATGGGTAAGTATCCAGATATTACAGAAGGTGCAACACACTATCATTCAATTATGGTCGAACCTTATTGGGCAGAAACATTGAATGAAACAGTTCAAATAACACATCACATATTTTACAAATGAAAAGACAAAAGATATCAACACTTACACATACATCAAGAGAGGTTGCAATAGACTTCCTAAGATGGAGAGAAGAACAAAAAAACAAATCAATGATAGGACACAATGGTTGTCCATATGATGATAACGAAGGAGAAAAAAAGGAGTAAATTATGACTAAGAGAACTAAAACTAAAATAACAAATGCAATGTTGACTGGACTTAAAATAGTCTCCACAGTATTTGTATTTGCGGGTCTTACACTTGCAATGAGTGGGAACTTTCACATGGAGATTTATAGTTTATCAACGATAATGATTGGTTGTTTAGGATATATGATTCATAGTTTTAAAACAAATGACCACATGATTCTATTGATTAGTGTTGCAGGTTTTACACTTGCAGGAAATCTATTCTTAGGTACCGACACTGCAATACTGATTGCAGACCAATATGGTATTGCACTAACAGAAGAACAAGGTTGGTTTGCACAATACGGTAATGTGTTAGTTAGTATTATTAAGGAGTTAGTATAATGTATGATAAACCAATTGAACAACATAGAGAGTTTCTCTTAAACACGGACTATATTAATAATGGTGTTCAACATCGTTATAAGTTCAATAATGATTATGGTGCTTCAGTAGTAAAACACGATTTCAGTTATGGTGGTAAGAATGGATTATGGGAACTTGCAGTCTTAGATTTTACGGTTGACAAATCAGGTGAAATAACATACCATACTCCTATAACACAAGATGTTATTGGACACCTTGCATGGAATAATGTAGAATCTATTCTACAAGAAATTAAGGAACTATGAACTTATTTTATCTACACGAAGAACCCGAAGTCAGTGCAAAACTACATTGTGATAAACATGTAGTTAAGATGATTATCGAGTATGCACAAATGTTATCCACCGCACATAGAATGTTAGACGGTGAACAATACACTGATGCATCTAGTGGTCGTAGAATTCAAAGGTGGAGATTAGATTACGATAGAGAAGATATCTTATACAAGGCATCACACATCAATCATCCGTCTACAAGGTGGGTTAGAGAGAATGCAATTCAATATCAGTATGCATTCGATATGTTTACTGCATTGTGTGATGAGTACACATACAGATATGAGAGAGAACACCTAACTGATACTAAACTCAGAAACATTCTTAATTGTTTACCTGATAATATCACATTGGGTACTTGGTCAGAACCACCTCAATGTATGCCGGAAGATGTCAAAGTTCCAGGAAACTCTATTGAGGCATATCATAAATACTACCGCGAATACAAAAAAGATTTCGCAAAGTGGACTCAACGAGATATTCCACAATTTATGATGAGTTAATTATGCCCTTATATGATTTTTTAAATAATGAGACTGGTGAGATTGAAGAACATAACATGTCCTATACTAAACTCGACCAATTCAAAGAAGACAATCCACACCTCAAACAAGTAATCTTAGGAACACCAAATATTGTCGGTGGTCATGGAGATAGAGTTAAGACAGACCAAGGATTTAAAGATGTTCTTAATAAGATTGCATCTGGTCATAAACTTTCTCCCATGGCAGATAAAATTTCTGGTGTTCAAACTGCAAAGGACATTAAGACCAGAGAGATAGTCAATAAACATGTTGACATACAAACCAAAAACAGACTATCCAAAACAAAGAAATAGGTGTATAATGTATAAACAAATGCAAAATTTTATAGAAATAACAGATTTAGAAAATCTACAAGCAAAGACCGTAAGTGAAGATGGTAAAAGAATGTATCAGTTCGAAGGTATGGAAGCAAAGTATCCTTCAGTCACAACAGTCACAGGTCTTTTAAATAGAGAACACATCAAACTCTGGAGAAAACGAGTTGGTGAAGAGACTGCAAACAAGATTACAGCATCAGCAACAAAACGAGGAACAAACTTCCACCAATTAGTAGAAGACTATCTTCGTGCTGAGAAAGATATTATTATAGAGAATGATTTACAACGAGGTATGTTTAATGCAATGCAACCTGTATTAGATGAAATCATACCTCTTGCTTTAGAGGCACCTTTGTTCTCACCAAATCTTGAAATGGCAGGTCGTGTTGATTGTGTCGGTATCTTTGATGAACAATTATGTATTATAGATTTCAAAACAAGTAGTAAGTATAAAGAAGAGTATATGGCAAAACCATGGTTTATTCAAATGACTGCATATGCACTTATGGTAGAAGAGTTAACAGGACAAGCAGTACAAGAATGTATTGCTTTAGTCGCAGTAGAAGGACTCAATGCATTTCAAATGTTTGTATGTAATCCTTTGGACTACATTGATGATTTGGTTCAGTTAAGAAAACAATATAAAAACGTATACGGAGTATAATATGAACATTGAAGTTGGTAAGACATATGAAATATCTTGTGCAAATAAGAAGAGTGTCTATGAGTTAGAATATTGGACTGATGAATCAGGTACCAGAATCAAAACAGAAACTATGTGGAGAAATGGTGAGTGGTTAATCAAACCAAAAGATGAAGAAGAGTGTGAATGGTTAACAGATGCCATGACTCAGGAAGATACAGATTGGTTTGAACCACAAGTTTTTGAAGAACATGAATTCCAAGAATGTTGGGACGGTTGTTCATTCGATGTTGAGTTATTAGAATTCGAAGGTACAGATGATGAGAAAGAATCTCTTGTCGAAAGTATCGAAGATGAGGGAACAGGATATTTCTTTGATAACGGATTTGATTCTGTAGATTGTGAATATCTATTTTATGGACCGATTGTGGTCGAAGAAACAACAAAGGAGATATTTTAATGGCAAATTTTTATGAAGAAGAGAAGTTTACTCTAAAACAGGATTGGAACTGGAGTAAAATAATTTACAAATCAGATGATTGGATTCATCAAAATGCATACGACAGTGCATACAATCATATGTTAGAATATCTTGAAATAGGAAGTGAAGATGAACTTACAGAAGTTCACTTAGATGAGTGTCAAGCACTTATCGATTACTTAGAAACACCCTATGCAGAGGGTGGTGCCGGATATGGTAGCAATGGTCATAGTGAGACATACTATGCCTACTATAGAGTTATGATGGACTGGATTGAGAACTTCGATTTAGAACATGAAGGAGCACCAATAGTATGATATCTAAAAAAGAATTTACAGAAAAAGTAGAGAAACTATGTCGTTATGGCAAGTCAGATGTAATGTCTGCTATACTTAAAGTATGTGAACAAAACATGTTAGAACCTGAAAGTGCTAAAAGACTTTTATCTCCACCCTTAAAGGAGAAGTTAGAAGCAGAGGCAACAGGTTTAAACATGGTAAATCGTGGAACTAATAGTCAAGCAACCTTATCAGGTTTCTTTGACACTAAAAAATAATAGGAGATATTATGAAGAAAGGAGATGTAGTCACAGTTGTGACTTTTACAGGAGAGTATGTAGGGGAACTTGCAAAGACTGAACCATTAACTCTTAAAAATCCGAAAATGATTGTTAAGAATCCAGAAGGTGGTATGGGGTTTGCTAAAGGAGTCGCAGTGACAGGAAAAGAAAATCCTGAATCTATGGTTGTACAAACTTATGTATTCGTATCAGAGTGTAATGAAATGGTTGCAGAGGCACATCAAACTGCTGTTGCAAACACTGGTAAAGAAGAATCAGTAATTCAAACACCACCTGAAAAGAAAATCATTACTTAATGACTAGTCGTGAAGGATATGATGCATACACTTTATACCTTGGTATAAAATTACACTTCTATTCTAACGACTATGACTTTGTTAAGTATAATGGCAAAGTCAAAGCAGATATAAAGTCCTTTCTCAAACGAAAGGATAAGTATCATTTCGGTAAACTGTTTAGAACATATAAACACGAACTACAAGATTTCTATATTGCAAACCTTTCTAAAAAGGATTTGTGGGCAGGAGACTTATTGAGTGATGAGTGTGTTAAAGTTTACAAAGAATGGAAAAAGAATAATCAAAAGTTATCTTATCTGTTCGAAACCGAAGTAAACGATTTACTTCGTAAAAAGAATATTCAGAAGGTGTTAGAAGTTAAGAACGGACAACACCCTATTCTTTTGAAAGAATTTATGGCAAAGAAAGTATCTTTAGAGACACTCTGTATTATGGATGAGATTATAGGATTTACTAAAGATTGGGATAGATTAATATCAGAGAGAATAATATATCCTGGAATTCATGTCAAAATAAACAAATACAAATCATTCGTGGAATTCAACCGAGTGAAATACAAATCATTATTAATAGATTTGTGTGAGTAGTACCAATTTTGGGTATAAATATACCCAGGACTTTATAAGTTTTACAGAAAACCTGGTTGACAGGACACTATGTAGGTCTTATAATGGACTAGTCAGTGCATAGGTTTGTACTGATTGATAAAATGCAAATACAATGTTATACGAATACAATAGGAGAATACAATGTCAGCATCATTAGATAAGCTCAGAGCGGCCATGGAAACCGCATCACCAGCTCAAGGTGAGAAAAAATCCTACAATGACGATACTATGTGGAAACCAGAACTTGATAAATCAGGTAACGGTTATGCAGTAGTTCGTTTTTTACCAACTCCAGAAGGCGAAGAAATGCCGTGGGTTTCATATTGGGACCATGGTTTTCAAGGACCTGGTGGGTGGTATATTGAGAAGTCTTTAACGACTCTTAATAAAAAAGACCCTGTGTCTGAATACAATACTACATT